ACAGGCTGGTTTAGTTAAAATACTTGATGAACACGCCAGCGAATATGGCGCCGGTACGTTTGAGAATACTCCGTACCCAGAGTTGGCAAAGTTCGCCGAGTTGTTAATCCAGCAATGTATGGCCTGTTCTACTTGGGTTGGCAAGAACAACACCAATCTTGTTGAACCCGTACACACCGCTCACGCCGTCAATCAGCGTATCAGACAACAGTTCGGAGTTGAAGAATGACAGTTTTTAGAACCCAAGTTTTTGTTTAGCTCCTTTTACTTGTGGTTCAAGCCCTCTTCGGAGGGCTTTTTTTTGACTTTGTGTATGCAACATGTTATACTTGCCAAGTGAACAACTTACTTGCACAACAGCTAACAGCAGACATCAAAAACGATTGTGTGTACTGTATCATAAATGCCGTGGGCCATGCAGTTGTAGCAAAGATATCAATCATTGATTTTGCGATAGCATGGCAGACAAAGATACCGGATCTACAAGCATCATGCTTGGCCTTTGATGCTGACTCAGTTTATGTTGTTGGCACACAGTCAGCAGTTGGTGATTTTTTGTTATCTCGAATCAATGCCACCGCCGGCACTGCTGAATGGGCACGTAGCATTAGATATTCAGGCAACACAGACACAGAACCCAACTGGACAACCAACGCAAGTGTGGCTGTTGGTCATGATTCGTTGGCTGTTACACTTTTTACAGAAACAAACCTAGATGTTAGACGCACTGTTTCAGTGACACTACAGTATCCGGTCACAGGAGACCTGCACGGTGACCTTGACCACATGACCATCAGTCCAGGTCAATTGGGATCAACTGGCACATGGCTACGAATCACTCCAGTGCCGGCCAATGTGCAATACCAAGACGTCGGCATCAGTTGGTCCTCTAAAACATTACCAGCCGAGCCCTACCGGCAAAGTATCAAGAATGGTCACTCAAAATTCTCTTTGACCGATCGTGCCTGGCACAATGTGTTATATGGTTGCGAACTAGAACCTCCTTACGAAATAACCTGCACAGGACGCACATTCTACCACAGCAACAACATCTATGTGTTGGGCAGTATTACGGACAAGCCCACGGGCACTAACGCTGACGAAAATATATTTGTAAAGTACACTGCTGAAGGTGATATTGCGTGGGCCAAAGATTGGACTGACATAATAGGCGAGCCCTGCAATATTTTTAACACTGCTTCGTTGATTGACCGTGATCTAATATACTGGACTGGACATGCTCCGGCCAGCGACCGTGGCCATGTTATAGTCTGTGATTTAGAGGGCAATCTAGCAAAATCGTGGAGCATGGACCATTGCTGTTTGACTGATTTGGCAGTTGTTGACTCAGCAGTGTACGTGATTGGCAGCGTCAAAGATATTCCAATTCTAGCGCAAGCCGGCGCCTGGGCTGTGCAGGTACCTGACCATGACAGTTTTGTTAGCATTGCCGTTGATCCAATTTGGATCATGGTCCTGGCTCACTGTAACAATAAGCCGCGGTTGATCTGCATCACTCATGCCGGCATCCACACCCGTGCTTTTGAAATTGATGCAGATACTTTTTGACTTTGACTTGTAATCATGTTACAATGCTCGTATGAATAAATGGCACTACGTTGAAGACTATATTGAGATACTGGCTGGCATGAGAGACCCAGTTACCAATCGCATGCTACCTTCTTTCTTGGCCAACAGCCCAATCAGTCTGGCCAGGTACGATACCAAGGTGGTAGAAGGTCTGGGACAACAGGTCGACAATCGTGTTGGACTGACCGACCGGCAAGCTGAACTAATTGTCAAAATAATTTTGAAATACGAAAAGCAATTTGCCAAACTGGGCGTGGATGTGGAACCAGTACGTGCTCCGGAGTTTCGAACCCCTATTAGACAAATTGATCGCAGTCAACGTGCATGGATTGAGGATGAAAAGATCCATGTCAAGTTTCCTTATGTACAAAAGCTGGTCACAGAATTCAAAGACACAGCCAAGACCAGTCAAGGATACGCACAGTGGAATCATGATCTAAAACTATGGCAATTGGCCATAACTGAATTCAATGTCAATTGGATATGCAGTTTTGCACAGGCCAACAACTTTGACATCGCCACTGAACTACAAGCACTGATGAGCTTGATCATTGACTGCGAAAAACTCGCATACGAAATCAAATTGACCATGGTAGACGACACTGTTGTAATAACCAATGCTCCTGTGTCCATGTTGGATTACTTGCACGAACATGTGGGCGAGCTTGCTATTGACAATCTCAGTCAGCTGATTGACTATTCCAGCATACTGGGCTACACAGTGGATCCTGTGTTCGAACAGCCCATGATCGAAGTAACCAGTCCACGCACCTATAATCTCATGTGCAACAGGGACAGCAAACTTGATACCACAAACATGACTGCCAGCATAGAGGACATTGTGGTCTATGCAGAACAAACACAGCGTTGGCCCATATATGTGTACGAACCTGATCTAAGTGGAAACCTTCTGCGTATCATGCAGGAGACCCTGGGACAAGAACATGTGATCCAGGTCAAACACAAAAACATGATTGGATCATTGCCAGCTGATCCGCGAGTGGCTGTGCATTTTACTAAATACCATTCCGAATGGCCCGATCGTATTCCCTTGCTGATAAGTTCGCATGGTATGTTGTACGGCGGCGAAAAACAAATACTGTTAAATCGTGCTGAGAAGATTGTGTATCTCACGCATGAAGTGTACAATAACAGCTCGAGAGGAGCAAAAAAAGTTGCAGGCTAAACTAATAATTCGCGATGAAGTGAATGTGAAAATAGAAGGATTGGATTTATCAACTAGGAAAAAACTAGTGGACAAGTTCAAATACGAAATACCCGGCGCTAGATATCAGCCCAGTGTGCGCTTGGGACGTTGGGACGGCAAGATCGCGTTCTTTCAACTCAGCGGCAGTACCTATATCAATCTGTTGCCTGATGTGCTGGCTTTCTTAGACAGCGCAGGCTACGACATCGAAGTTGATGACCAACGTGAGTATTCAACACAGTTTGAATTTGAACAAATCAACGAGCACAGTTACAGTCACATTGCATGGCCCGCGGGACACAGGTTTGCCGGAGAGCCCATGGAACTGCGTGACTACCAACCCGAGATCATCAACAGGTTCTTTGAAAATCCACAGTGTGTGCAAGAGATAGCAACTGGCGCAGGCAAGACTGTGATCACAGCCGCACTGTCAGACGCTGTCAGCCGATACGGTCGTAGCATTGTGATTGTGCCCAACAAGAGCCTGGTCACACAGACCCACAAGGACTATGTGAACATGGGACTGGATGTGGGCGTATATTTTGGCGATGACAAAGAATACGGTCGTACACACACCATCTGCACCTGGCAAAGTCTAAACAACCTGTTGAAGAATACCAAGAGCTACGAAGCAGACATCACCATCGGCGAATTCTTAGAAGGTGTGGTAGCAGTTATTGTGGACGAAGTACACATGGCCAAAGCAGATGCACTGAAAACTCTGCTGTCAGGCCCGTTTGCCCGCATACCCATACGTTGGGGGCTAACTGGCACAGTTCCCAAAGAAGACTATGCTCAACAAAGCATCTTCTGTATGTTGGGTCCAGTGGTGGGACAACTCAGTGCCAGTGATCTGCAGGCAGCAGGGCACTTATCCAACTGTCATGTGAACATTGTGCAACTGCTGGATCACAAAGAGTACAAGGACTACCAGAGCGAGCTTAAATACCTAGTAACCAGTACAGAACGCATTGCTTATATAGCAACGTTGATTGACAAGATCAAAGAAGGTGGCAACACCCTAATCCTAGTGGACCGAGTAGAGACCGGCAAAATGCTTCAAGTAGAACTTAGCGGATTGTTTAGCCTACTCAAGGACAAACCTGATGTGGCATTTGTATCTGGAGCAACCAAAGCAACAGAACGAAATGAACAGTATGACGAAATTGCGACTAGCACTAACAAGATTATTGTGGCGACTTATGGTGTGGCCGCTGTGGGTATTAATATCCCTAGGATTTTTAATTTGGTTCTTTTGGAACCCGGAAAGAGCTTTGTCCGCGTTATACAAAGCATTGGGCGAGGTATTAGAAAAGCCGAAGACAAAGACTTCGTCCAGATCTGGGACATAACCAGCACCTGTAAATTCGCCAAGCGACATCTAACCAAACGCAAGGCTTTTTACAAAGAAGCCAACTACCCCTTTACAATAGAGAAAGCAGAATGGCAATAACATGCGTATATTAACCTTAGACAACAGTTCCTACGAGATGGACGAAATACCAGACGAAATAGAGGACCTGCGATTCTGTGTGTTTGATAATTCAGACCCCAAAGAGCCCGATTACTTTTACATACCCTTGATCTTCTTGGAATCATTCAACAGTCCGGCCCTGGTATTGAACATTGGCGGCAACACAATCAAAATGCCAGTGGATTGGCAGATCCTGATTGGCGAACACGATCTCGGAGACCTAGAAGTGGTGCCCTTGACCAGCATCAATGATCGTGGCTTCAGTGTGTTTTGTTTTAACCCACTCAGCAGTTTCCGTCCGGAGTTTTTGAATGTTGAAATTGTAGACATCTATCAAGACGTCAAATGGTATTTCCCCAAACTCAAACCTGGCCAGATGTTGGCAGTGCCCATTACCAATGGCGACAAACCCAAGTGTGCATATTTTGTCAAAGACATCAGCCGCCAGAGTGAGGTTGTTAACTACAGCAAGGCATGGTGATATGTACACAGAACCACAGGTATTTGACATGCTTGACCGAATGGTCAGGATCTATTTAGAAAGTTACCCAGATGATCGGGAAGGTCTAGAACGTTTCCTACGCTGGGCACATACACAATATGGATATGTTTATGATGAAATCAAAAGAACTTAAACCCGGAGTTACCTACATCTACGAACGTGTGGATGGTGTTGTTTATGCCAGAGAATCTGGTGCTGACCCCAGCACCAGAATAGAAGTGGGGTGGGATTATGATACCAGAACCGGTGATGGTCGCCCTTTGCATGATCATCTACGAGAAGACAAACTTTGGGGAGACATACGTCGCCTGGCTCGGACAAATCCTACCTTGCAGTCAGAACTGGAACGTGTTATAATGTTGTATCGTCTAATTAAAGATAACGATGTACAACATCACAGAGTATGACCGATAAACTTTCCTTAAACAATGAACTACGCATGCTGGACACCAAGCATCGTGCGTTCTATGACGAACTAGAAGAACACGAACAAAAGAAGTTTGGACCCTATGTGATGATGCGGTATGCAGCCAGCGTAGAGGGCGATCCCGACTTTCAAGAATGGTATCTACGTGCTGCCAATGATCGTGTGAATCAAAACTTCTTTGATGTCAGTTCCAGCAAGCACAAGAAGCTACAATGGTTACTGTGTACCACAGTCAGCCCCAACATGGGACAGATGCGACACTACTGGGTCAGTACCAAGAAAGAAGAAAAGGCCAGTACACCTGCGGTCAAACTGCTTAGAAAACTTTATCCCAAGATGAAGCTGGATGAAATTGAGTTGTTGGCCACTGTCAACGACATAAAAGAAATAAAGAAGTATGCCGCATTACACGGATTGGATGATCAGGACATTAAAAAAGCAACCAAATGACTGCAGAGTATCAGTGTCGATATTGTGAGAAGATGTTTCGCAAGGAGAGCACTCTTGCAGCACACCTGTGCGAATCCAAGCGGCGTTGGCAACAAGAATCAGAAACAGGAGTACAGTTTGGACTTAGAGCGTATTTACAATTTTATGAAAACACCCAAGGCAGTGCCCGACTCAAAAGCTACAAAGATTTTGTTGCTAGCCCTTATTACAGTGCTTTCGTTCGTTACGGCAGATATCTGGTTGATATTCGCGCTATCAATAGCACTAGTTTTACTGGATGGCTTTTAAAGAACAACAAAAAATTAGACTTTTGGTGCAAGGACGCATTCTACGAAGAGTGGATGCTGGACTATCTCAAACGTGAAGCAGTCAGTGACGCCCTAGAACGGGCATTAAAGGAGATGGAGAACTATGCTGGAGACAGTGATATTGCTAACTTTAGCCATTATTTTATCTACGGTAATGTTAACCGTATTTGCCACCATATTTGTACAGGTAGGGTTAGCCCTTGGGTTGTTTATAATTGCGATTCTGGCATTAAGTTTCTTGAACGCCTTAGTGAAGAGCAGGTTCGTATGGTTATGCCTTATATTGATCCTGATTTTTGGAATCACAAGTTCAAAGATTACATGGCCGATGTAGAGTGGTGCAAACATGTGTTGGGAGCCGCTGGCCTATGATACACATAGATTTTGTGGCCGGATCGCATGGAAACTTTCTGGAGTTTGTGTTAAACAAATTAGCCTTGGGTACCCAGGTCACAGATGCAACACCATTTGACGCCTTGGGCACCAGCCACAACAAGTCCTTGCCCAACGACGAAAAAGCATTCCATTGTGATCATTGGTTTTTGACTCCAACAGGATCCACTGCGCCACAGGTAATTGCTATCAAATTCACAGTCGATGATCTTGTGCCCTTGATGTCGGTCAGCCTGCTACGTGCCGGCAACCACAACATTGATCCTTACGATTTAGAAATTGACACATTTCACAAATTGAATCGGCAGGATTATGCCTCCATTATCGAAAACTTGAATCGCAACTACAGCAATCTGGATTCATATCGTCGCATCAAAGCTGATGATTGGCCTGACATCGCATCTGTTGATGAGTATCATCAACTGCCCAAGTGGATCCAGGAAGAGTGTGATCAAACTTTTGATTATCCGTTGTTTGAACTCAGTCAACAACGACCCCATTGTCCTAGAAATATTCTACGTGAGTTCTTCAAACTGGGTTTTCGTCAACCCAGCATCAATGGATTTATAACGGAATTGGCAAGATTACAGTATCAAGACTCACAAAAAGTATTTGAGTTTCCTTTTGCATGCTTTTATAATACAGAACAATTTTTTGCAAACATTCAAGCGGTGCGGGAATATTTTGATCTAGAGTTCAAAGACATTGACCTTGTGCCCTTGCATGAAGAATTTTTACAGAAACAAATATTTCGAGACCACAAAACACACAGCGATCAAATTGTCCAGGAGATCATTGCAAAACAAAATAACACAATTCCTCCGCTGACAATATTTCAAGAAGCCTACATCAACTCGCAGATTGAACAAGCATACAACATAACACTACCACTGGGTGCTAACGAATTCCACACAACCATTGCAGACTATGAAATTTACATCGGACATTGACATAGACCTAGGCGACCGCACACAGGCTCTGGCTGTGTTGGATCATACACCTGCCAGTATCATACGTGATGATCGGTTGGTCAAACACAACTCGGGAATCTATGTGACCCGCATACCCACAGATCCGTTTACTGGTCAGGCCAGCTTGGACTACAATGTGGCCGAAGCCCGTGGATACATCAAGTTAGATTTGTTAAATGTTTCGTTATATACGCAGATAAAGAACGAAGAGCATCTAACACACCTAATGCAAGAACCCCAATGGGATTTCTTACAACAAGAAGCGTTCTTCAATCAATTGATTCATGTGGGAAGTCACTATTCGACATTGCGAAAGATGCCAGAACCCATTGACAGCATACCGCGCTTGGCCATGTTTCTAGCAGTTATACGACCTGCAAAACGTCATTTGATTGGCTTGCCCTGGGCTGAAGTTGCTGAAACTATATGGGAACGTCCCACAGATGATGGCTACTACTTCAAGAAGTCGCATTCGATAGCGTACAGTCATCTTGTAGTCATACACATGAATCTAATATGCGAAAAGATCAGCTATGAATTTAGTTAATTTACCTTGCGTATTAAGGTAATTGATCTGCGTTTACTGCGCTTGGCAGCAATTTCTTTAAGGCTTACGTAGGGGCCAAATTTAATTTCTACGTCCTTGCTGTTCATGGTCCGTAATGCGACCTTGAACGGGCTCCAATCTTCACGCAAAAACACATTGATGGGCACCAGCCTGTTGCTTTCCCACCACCAGGTGTCGGCCAGCTCAAGAAAGTGATTTTTCTGCTCTATGGTACGCAAAGCACCGTAATCATAGATAGTTGTGATTAAATCGTCGACGTTTTGAACCACCCCGATATAGTCGTTCCCACCATACACTAGATATGTTAGGAAGGGGTATTGTTCTAATAGTTGCGTGTAGTTATGTTCCAAAATTTTTATAAATACTATGATGCAG